TTGATTGGATGGTCCCAAGGATTGTAGCCACTCGTACCTTGCGAACAATATCGTCGATAGTATCCGTAGCACGGACAACACACTCTGTAAGATTACAGAATTGGTACGGTCTAAGGATGATTTCGCTACACGGGTTCGTTCCAAAATCATAGGATGCATCGCGTCTTCCATTCTTCTCTGCTTGTTTCTTAGAAGCTTCACGGTTGAAGATACCACGTTCACCTGAACCACTCTCGACCAACGCCATCCATTCACGCATGAAAGACAGGCTGTCTGGTTTCTCGGTGTATGACACTGAGTTGTTAGCCAAGGCACGTTGTGGGTTGTTTTTCCACCACTCGCCTGACTTCGCATGGCGCATACGATCATCAGATAGGTTAGATAGAGAGATCATGGCTGATCGCCGTACACCGCCTACAACAACAATCTGCCCAATGAAGCACATGACATCATGACATTCGATTGAGGACAGCTTGCGGCCCTTGGCGTTCTTGAAGACGTTCACAACGAAGTTGAACAGGTCTACCAACGGTGCTGGACCTGATGCACGACCACCAAACGTTTTAAGCTTGGCACCCGCTGGGCGTACCTTTGACACATCCCACTTCGGGATTTCACCTGAGTACAACAATGCAATCAGTTGTCTTAGTGCTTTAGCCCAACCCTCTTTACTGTCCTTTACGATAATCGTTGTATCGCTTTCGAACATCAATTCAGGTACTTCTGGCAGCTTGTTAATGTATTGACGTTCAACAGAGAACCCAACACCAGTACCACACAATAGAATGAACATAGCTTCGTCAAAAGCCTTGGGGTCATCCACAGGTAGATACGAACAGTTATAACCGGCAGTGTTGTCACGATCTAACGCAGGTCCAGCGGTCATCACCGCTCTCATGCTAGGCATTACCTCTAGATTGAGGATAGCCTCTTCGATCTCTGTCTTTGTGTATCCATCGACCTTATCACCGACAACGTGTGTCATGTAACGGTTAACAGTTTCACCCCAATTTTCTCGACGTTGTTCGTCTTCTAACCAACGGGCATACCGTGATGTGTGGATGAACGCTTGGTAATCTGTAGGGAAGTAATTGCTCATACGCCACGCCCCCGCTGATCTTTGTCTTCACCAAGCCAAACCATGCGATCAATGTCGGCACGGTTGATCCCAATATCTTTGAGGTCTTTGTCAGTTAGACGGTTAAGTTGTTTGATTGCTTCTCGGTGTGTACGCCAAGTCGCCAGATAATTGATGTATCGCCAGAACCAACTCATCGTTTGTCTCCTGACCCACCAAGCGTTCCACGTTCTTGACGTTCACGCAGTTTCTTCAGATTGTTTTCAGCAATGTCTTCAAGTGCTTGACCTAAGTCTTGCGACAGCACAGCGAGATACCACAGGACATCCCCAAGTTCTGAGGCAATATCTTGTTTGGTTTCTTTATCAAATTCACCGTTCTTATCGCGGTAAACTTTTTTGATTTTATTCATCACTTCACCGACTTCACCTGCCAGCCCCATCGCTGGGTATGAAATTCGGTTACTGGTCGGATAGATTGCTGTCTTTATTGCTGTTAGTTGATAAAAAGAGAGGTCCATTCTCGCTCCTAAGTTTGGGTTACCTAGAAACGGTGAAGAATGGCCTCTTAGTTCGTGTAATACTCTTCGCTATCAAAATCGGGTAAGGCTTTCATCAATTCAGTCAAACCTTCGTTCTCAGCACCGATAGCTTCAATGTTGTTATCTTTTAGAAATCTAATAGCTGTTGATAATTCAGCCGCACTCGCTTCACCTGTTTTAATGCGCTGTAATAGTTCAGCGGCGATAGCGGAGTGTAGTTCTCCAAGTAATTCTTTAGTTGCAGACATGTTATACCTCACAGGCTCTGTCTAGAGCGTCTAGAAGCGCGGAACCAGTTATCACTGACTGATCACCCCCATCCTCTATTAAAGCGTCTGTATGGAAGTCTCTGAGTCTCTCTGTGCCATCGCAGATAGCTTGTTCACTTGTTGCGATTGCGCAGCCACTCACGAGCATCGTCAGCGTCACGATTAGTGGTAGCAGCTTCATCGATGCGCTCCCGTGTTTTAATGTAATTCTCAGCTTGCTTCTGTGCTTGTTTCTGACGGGCAGATGCAGCACCCTTGAAGAAAGCCCCTAAGATGACAACTAGGAGCGATCCCGCCCCTAGCAGCCATTTTTGTAGATACGAGGTAATCATCGATCACCCGCGTTCCATTTAACGATACGTTCTTTAAGAATGATCAAAGCTGTTACGGCGATAACTACTGCACCACCAATCGCGATAAGCTGTGCTGTACCGTCAAGTGATCCAATAGCTGTAACACCCGCACCCGCCGCTGTACCTACTTGTACAACAGAGGCTTGCATGGTTTTACTTTGTACTTTCTTTTTACGTGGTTGTTTTAGGGTCCGTACTCCCAACAAACGGTCACGTGGGTATGGTGCAACTGAAACTTTGTTTCCTTGGTTGCCCCCTAGAACGTAGATATTCTCATCGTCGTGATGTGAATAGAATGCAACGTGTCCTTTCCATCCTTTTTTAGAACCACGCCAGAATACCACGACATCACCCTTCTGGGCGTTGTTGATGTCTACTGGTTGACCCCAATCTAGATAAGAACGAGCGTTTAGTTTACCACTGCCTTTAACACCACACTCTGCTAATACTGCGCCGACGAATGCGGCACACCAAGGTGTTTCATCGTCTTGCACGTAGCCGTGACCGGCATCCGCGAAGAACTTAACAATTTGGTCGTTGTGTTTAGCAGCGGGGTACTCTTTGACCCCAAGGTAGTCTTCGGCAATGTCGAATATATGATGTGACATTTGTTACCTGATAAATATTAAATAAAGTATGAAAGCTGCGCCGGCGAAGCCTAGAATAATGGACCCCGCAATAGCCAATCCTTCGATCAACTCTTCACGGGCTTTCTCAGCTTCTAACCTTTCTTGCTTTCGGCGTTTACGGGCTTCGGCTTGATACGCGATAAAATCCGACCACAGCCCCGCACGGCCCTGATATATCATCAGTTGTTTTAGATTGTGTTCATGTTCCTTGATCTGTTCAAGTGCCAAGAACTCCTCTAAATCATTAGCCGTTTGGGGTTTCAATGAAGCCATAAAGCCGGTCTGTTTCTTTTTGACCTTATCTTGCAAGACTTCTTTATTTGTAACGATTGTAGCTATTTGCTGGGCGCACTGACTTAGTGATTTCCCGTTCTGTACAAAAGTTTTTATGGTCTGGAATGCCGCGTTGCAAGCTGCGAGTTCCGCAAGCATTACTCTCGGTTACGCGAGGCCATCTTTTCGACAGCCGCACGTATTGCTTTTATATTCTCATCTATACGAGCCATAGAGACAGCTTGCTCATGAACCATGTCTTCAATACGGTTCACTCGTTGTTCCATCTCTTTGATGTTGGTGGTGTTGCGATCAATGTCTCCAAGCATCATTGATACCGTCCACACTATCGCAGCACCTTGGGTAATCAGGCCAAAGATGAGAGTTATGGGTACACTTTTGGATAAGTGCCAACTCTCTTGCGTTGACATTTATCATACACCTTTTTCAAGTGCGAAAGGTGGTTCAGGCCATTCGACCTCTCCATTGGCGAAACTCGTTTGATCTGTGATATCCCGTAGCTGTTGTCGATAAACTGACCACGCAGACTTGTCACAAGGCGCATCAGTTATTTGAGTGAAATCACATCTATTGAGCAATTCATTCCGCTTTTCTCTTATTTCTTTTTTCTTACTTTCTAGAACGTAATCTAAAGCTTTCTGTCTTTCTTCGTCTGAAGAGAACACACGATCTACCAATTCAAATGTTTGGATGTATGTTAAATCTTCTTCTACAAAAACTGGGTCTACTTCTTGATATTCTTCTAGTAGATTTTTGGGAAGAGGCGGCGTAGTTTTTACATATAAACAATACCCGCTATCAGCCAGTAAATTGCTGTTAATATGTTTAACAGATGCGTCTATATTTAAAATACCGCTCTCTATAGCGTTGGCAACAGAAATAGGATTACCTGACGGACTACCGTCTACTGTTTTAATTATGTACTGCATTTAATAGTCCTTACGTTGCGTTGTTAGGGAACGATCTACCAGTGCCCCACATAATTCTTACAGCACCTGAACCACCAACACCGCCATAGGATGTTGCGGCAGTACCGTGGCCTGAACCACCACCACCACCATAGGCACCACCTGGGCCGCCTGTCTGTGCTACTGTAGAGTCACCACCGTTAGAACCACCAGAACCGCCTTGGCCTCCAGTGCCTGAAACTAGTGTAGATTGACTTGTTGTACTGTTAAACGTACCCACAGCACCGCTGGTTCCTAGACCGTATAAGCCTACACCGCCGCCACCAGCACCGCCATAAGAGTTAGTATTGGTATCAACCAAACGGGACGAGCCGCCGCCCCCGCCTCCACCAGAGCCATTTGTTGCATCAGTGAAAGTGTCGTTGTATGCACCGTCAGAACCTGCACCGTTACCACCGTTTCCTGTATAACCGCCGGCACCGCCACCACCAGATGAAAGGTAGTTCACACCATAACTGGTGTTGTATGGCCCCCAACCATGACCACCTGATCCACCACCGTCACCAACGTAGTTACCACCCCACGCTCTACTGGTTGGACCAGAGTTTACGTTGTGACCAGCACCGTGAGTGCCGCCAAGACCAGCAACAGTGCTGCCACTTATAAAATAACTGTCGCCACCATTACCGCTAGATGCAGAACCCGCAGAATAATCACCGTCACTACCTGTTATTGTCGAATTTAAACTTACACCACCAGCACCTACAACTACTGTGTAAGAGTTACCGGATGTCACAGGGATGTTGTTTTTCCAGCCAAGGCCACCGCCCCCGCCGCCCCATCCGAAATAGAGGCCACCGCCCCCGCCGCCGCCTACAGCAACCACGTTTACACTGTTTACACCTGCCGGTGCCACCCACGTATACGTTCCCGCTGAAGTATAAACCTGTTCGCCAGACGTAATTGCAAGAACAGTTATAGAGTAATTCTGTGTGGCTTGTGCGCCACCTGTATCAGTCGCTGTAACGCTAAAGGTATATGTGGTGTCTTGCGTTACTGTGGGTAATGTACCACTCATCACGGTTGCGCCGGACGATGGTAAACTAATACCAGAAGGTAGATTACCTCCAGTGAAGGTAAGATCAGTGGCTGCATCCTCATTATCTGAAAAGTCAGTAGCTAGATCATATGAAAAACTCGTACTACTATTTTGTGATGTTAGAACAACAGTACCGCCTGTAGAAGTAGGCGCGGTGTTCGAAATATCTACCCAAGAATTTCCGTTGTAGAACAGAATGCTGTCACTTGTGGTATTGTAATAGACATCACCTTCTGAAGCTGATGCTGGGTCTGATGCGTATTGTACAAGACTGCTTGCGGTAGCCGGTGGGACATTGACCAAGTCATTGTAATCCCCAGAAGTAGCTACAGCGGCAAGACCAGACTGCGTTACACCCCAACCGTTGTTATACACGTACATGGTGCTGTCAGAGGTGTTCCAGTACAATGCACCGTTTATAATTGCGTTGCCGCTATTATCTACAGTAGGTGCTGTACTTTTTGCACCAAGATATCTTTGATCTAAACTTTCCCATGCAGCTTCTGCCGCTGTTTCACTTGAGGCTGCCGCAGTTTCACTTGTCGCTGCGTTAGTCTCAGATGTAGCTGCGTTACTAGCGGATGTTGCCGCTGCGACCTGACTAGCCGCTGCCGCAGTTTCACTAGCTGCCGCATTTGTCTCAGACGTAGACGCTGCCGAAGCACTCGCCGCTGCGTTAGATTCAGATGTAGCGGCGTTAGTTGCAGAAGTCGCCGCTGCGTTTTGACTCGCTAACGATGCAGCCGCTGAATTGGCAGAATTTGTCTCTGAGGTCGCGGCGTTAGTTGCAGAAGTTGCTGCGTTGGTTTCAGAGGTAGCTGCCGCTGTTTCTGAAGCCGCCGCATTAGTCTCAGCCGTTTCTGCACCTGTCTGTGCTAGTTGTGCTGCGTCCCTTGCGTTTTCAGAAGCTGTCTGTGCGGCAGACACACCTGTTTGTGCAGCAATGGCACCTGTTTCGGCTGTCTGAGCCGCTGTTTCAGACGCTGCCGCCGCAGCCTCACTTGCCGCCGCCGCTGTTTCACTAGCTGCTGCTGCTGTTTCTGAGGCCGCCGCTGCTGTCTCACTTGCTGCCGCAGCCGCTTCGCTTGCCGCCGCTGCTATACGGTGCGCATCAGCATCTGCCGCGTCTGCTTGAACAGTAGCAAGATAACCTGCCGTTGTGTTTTTCAACACTAACGTTTCGTCGCGGTTAGCTTCCGCGTCAGTTTGCGCTTGAAGTGCAGCATCCCCCGCCGCGCTTTCTACTGTGTCCAAAACTTCCTGCATTGAATATAGCAAGTAGTCAGAGTTTTTGTTTAAGTCCTCTGCGAGAAGAGCGGAACCATCCGCAAAGGTGACAGCACGGTTTTGAATTGGTGTTTCGCGTCGAATTTCAAGTTCTGCACCTGACGCTATTGCGTTACCTAGTTCATCCGTTATCCGAACTGTCGTACTGTTAATTAGATTGAAAATATGTGTGGAATTTGGATCAGTGTCTGATGTACCATCGACATAGACAGCAATGTGATCTGAGTCTAGATAGTTCCACGTTATTAAATAGTCTGTCGTAGAACCATCTGCGATATAGGCTGATATAGCAAACTTTGCCATTTAACTTTCCTGTTATTCTGTGAATACTTCGTTAAAGCGTTTGAAGCGTTCTAAACTTTGTTGAGAAATATTAGGTCTTTGTTCAATCAGTTGAGATTTTATTGTTTCAACTTTGCTTTCTTCGCTACGCTTTAGAACTTCCATGTATTCTGGAATTTCATACTTAGCTTTATCGCGGTAAGCTTTAATAACCGTGCTTATAATCTGACCTTTAGTACCTTTAGAGCCTAGCCCTTGCGCACCATCAATCGCTCTCTTGTAATCATCAGATGTAATGATTTCCGCAAGTTTTTCTCTGAGTGTTAATCCATCAATTTTGGTTGTTGATGTTTGTTCTAAAACCTTATCGTAAATCGATTGAGGACCGCCTTGATATGGCATGTCTTTTAGGTTTTCATTCTTACCATTCATGAAGATCGATGAACCAAATTGAGAGAACGCTGAACGATCCATCATTGAGACACGGCTTAGTTCACCTAGAACCATGTCGTTTTCCCTGTAGTTACCGATATTGGACAACCCCATTGGGTCGTACTTCGGCGTAGGGCGTTCAATGATTTCACCAAGAACGTTACGCTTTGGATCGACACCTTCGTAAAGCCCTGTGCGTGACTGCAATGCGTCTAAAGTGCTACGCACCTCGCGGAATGCCTCGTCACCATTAGTTTGGTTCAAGATGTTAGGAACAAACGAACCGGCAATGCTATACAATGCACGTTCAGACTTAATCGGATCACCCATCATTAGAGCAAAGGTGTCAGCTAGACCTTTAGTAAACGTCTTGTTCACTGTGTTTTCAGCTATGGCTAACGCCAACGCCGCTACTACGTTCTGTTTTGATGTCTCACGTTCATTGTATGGATCACGTATGACCTCGTTAGCATCTGCAAGAATAGAAAGAACGTTAGCTAGTGGCTCTAGTCGTTGATATGACATCCAATAGAACGAACCATCATCTCTACTAATTTTAATAGAGTAAGGTTGGTTGTTCTTTAACCACTCTGCGCGGATACGTGGGTCTGTAGGGCCAGAACCTGTGAAGTCTCCACGCCCTGCGAGGAAATAACCTAATCCAAGTAAGGCAAACCCTGTGTATATTTTACCACGGGCTTGAGCCGCGCGAATTGGGTCACCACTGTATAGATCATCTCTAAAACGCTTAGATGCAAACTGTAACACCGGCATGTTTTGGAAAGATTGGCTTAGAATGTTGATCGGAGTGCGAACAAACGGAACGACAAACCGGAACATAGCTGAGCCGACACCCTCACCACGACCTAGAGACTGAAATTTCTGTCCTATAGAACCTGCTTCTAGTGATTCAGTAAATGAACTACGTTGTGACTGTAGCAATGCATCCGCACGTATAGCCTCACCGTTCTTGCCGAAGCTGTCTAAGATGTACTTACGCATGAACTCTGCACGTTCTGCACCTTTTAGTCCAGCGTTGTCAGCTTCCATCGCCGCATCAGCCGATATACGACCACGATATGTCGCCTGTTTGAAGAACTCGTCCATAGCAAGCAAGAAACGTGACGGTGAAGAGATAACCTTCATTCCAAGACCCTTGCGGCCTTTGGCGATATCATCGGTCATGTCGAATTTAGTCGATAGAACGTCAAGGATCGATGTGTCGTCCATGAACGCCTTACCCGCCATCTGTAGTGCCTCTAGAGAGGATGATAATTGATATGCGAGTGTGCGTACCCCGTGTTTAACCTGACCACCCAAGATTTGCTGCATGGGGATCATCACAGAGTTAACCGCTGTACCGATCAAGTTGACCTGTTGTGTACCAATACCTGACAACAAAGCGTTGATGCGGAAGTGGTTCACCATGTCCATCGTTTTCTGCAAGGACTTGCCAAGACGTAGCGAGGTTTTCAGAGGTTGATCTGAGTTTACCACAGCTTTCGCCACCGCCCGTGCATCTGAATTAGACGCAGCGTTCTTGATCATCTCACGTAGCTTCTTATCGGCTGTTCGTGACATCTTCATGGCGTTCAATGCGCGACCTACGTTAGCCCGTGCAGCGTCTACTGACATCAGCACGTTTGCAGCCACTTCGCGTCGAGCGTTAAAGGCCATAATGACCTCTTCCATGCTCTGGTAGTTACCTGTCACCTTACCGCTATCGATCATCTGACCAAGTTCTTTGATCTCTAGTTCCATAGCTAGAAGCATACGGTCTTTAGCAGCGACTTCGGCGGCTAGTTTGTGATAAGGTACATCTTTGAACCCACCTGTCATTTCCTCTAGGAATGCCTCTGGGTCTTTACCTAGCATATCAGCCATGTGGCGCACTCGGCGTGTCGTCTGTGCTTTCACAGTAGACCAACGCTGTACGTCACCACCACGCATCTCTAGGAACTCTTTCTCCATGACATGCTTAACTGCCGACATCTGTGATAGAACATCGTCATAGTCATTCATGGTGTCCACTGAGCGGAAAGATAGCTTGACAGCTTGTGCTGCATCCTGTGGGTCTAGATCACCAATCTTGGTCATCATGCGGATGTTTTCAATTTGCTCAGAAGTAAGGCGATATGGGACTTTGACAGCTTTTTCGATAGCTTCCTTACTTTGTGGCACAGTTCCTTCCAAATCGAGCGTCATCTGACCATCGACTTCCTCTTCAGGAAATAAACGCTTGGTCATCTCAATGGTTGTCTCAGCGTCCTTAGTAGCAGCCTGTGCTACACTGTCGATTTCCTGATCGATTGACTGAGAAACTGCCTTGGCTTGGTCTAGGTACTCTTGGGCTTCCTCTAGGTTTCCAGCTTTCTTCGCTTTCGCCGCTTTTAATCCATAGAAAACACTTTCTAGTGCTAGACCTAAGACACCACCTTCAGCCATGTTCTTCGCACGGTTCATCCACTCAGGATCATCTGGGTCTGTCGCTAGGAGTTCCCCAACGATACCTGTGTCTGCCCCAAGTGCCTCTAAGGTTGCTGTAAGGTTTGGATCATCTGGGTTGATAATTGTACCATCGATCACGGCACCCGCCATGATACCTTGGAATACCTTGCCAGACTTAGCGATCTTACCAAACATACCGAAGTAAGGTACGGCAAACGTGGTTACCCCTTGGGCAAACCCGCCTACCATAGTTTCTGCATCAGCGATGTAATCGAACCCCTCTGGGTTTGTCATACCTTGCTCTTGTAGCTTTAAGAACTCTTCACCTGATATGATACGAAGTCCCTGACCATCACCCCAGACTACGCGAGGTTGTACACCGAATAGACTATCGCCTACCCAACTACCGAACTTAATTGTACCTGTGACAATGTCTTCAGCACCGGCGGCGATACCTTGTAAGATATCTGCACCGTAGCTTGGTCTTTCCTCAGTCTGAGTTTGTTGTGTGGGTGTTAGAATTGCTTGTGCTTGACCGGCACCGTGCATCTTATCAAACGCCATGATAGCCGCTTGGTTATCTGAGTTTTCCTTGAGGTACGTTATGTCAGCCTGTGGAATAACCAAGGCTTCGTTCTCTAGAGTTGCACTCGCCGTGTCATTCAAATAGTTCTCAGCGGCATTTGCGCCGAAGCGTTGATTAAATGCTGCCAGAACATTAGGATCATTCCTGTTCTCAAACAGGCGATCCAACACCTCTTGAGAGGGTTGTCCTTGGTTATTGTCCATGATTTTCCTTATTGTCTCATGCTTTCCATAGCGGCTTGCAATAGCTGTTCAACGTCATCAGGATTAACGTCTGCAATCCCTGCTAATACGTTGGCAAGTTTAGCTACATCACCGTATGTTTTTGGCAACTCGAAACCATATCTTTGTTGAAGATCATTAAGCATTGCTCCGTAATCGACATCAGCCGGTATTGCTTTCACTACAGTTTCAACTGCTTTTTCAATTTCTGTAGCGTCACCCTTAATCACTTTTTCCAAATCGATACCGGATTCAGGTTGTGCGTTTCGGATTTTAGGCTGGTTTAACTCGGTTGCGCCAATAGTAGGAGCAATATACCCTTGATCTTTTGGTTTACCGTCTAAAATTGCATTACCACGTTGAATATCCAGATCAGTCCGACCAAACGGTACAGTTTCAGATGACCTTGCGGCTTCCATGTTAAGTGTCTGTTCAGCCACCGCTGCCGCTTGCTCTTCAGCCAAACGTGCGGCTTCTTGAGCAAAGTATGGGTTAGATGTCCAAGATACCGTACCTTTGTTTACTGCATCCGTGAATGACTCGAATTGCTTGTTAAACAGGCTTGGATCGTTCTGTTTGTAGAAGTCCATAGTTTGCTGTTCAGCAAGTTCGATAGCCTTACGGATCAACTCAGGGTTTTTCTGTGATGCCTCTGGGATTGCCCCAAGTGCTTCGTCTAGATAACTCTGGAAACGTATCTTGATGTCATCTGACATACCACCTTGGTATTCACCCTCAAAGCTAAAGCTTAGAGCGTTTTCATCCGGCGTTAGCGCACCAATGATACGGTTAAGAGCCGGTGTTTTGTAGTCTTTGTAAGTCTGGGTTTTGTATGGTTGTTCATCATCCCCGAACTTCTCTAACTGACCGTAAGCGTGTTCCCAATTTTTATCATTGAACTGTAGTCCATCTTTTTGGGCTGTTTGAAACCACGACATCATAGATGCCATGTCAGTTATTTCACTATTCTCAAACGCTTCAGTAATCGCGTAGTTGTTCCCTAGTTCGACAGGTTTAGGTATGTCGTAGATCGTGTTGATAGTCTCATAGGCTGTCTTAGCTTTAGTCATCAACGCAGCCGTATTCGCACTACCATTGATCATGTCAGCCATAGTTTGCCCTGAGTCACCCACAGGTGTTTGCAAGAATACTTGAAATGGAACAGCGGCGTTTTGCGGGTTGTTATAGAAATCCGCTACTACGTCTGTGACCATCGCTTCTTCTTGTTCACGTGCAGCTTTAGCAGCCCGTTCTTTTTGATCCGCTCTAAACTGAATATCACGTTGAATACCTTGGCTTTGATTTACGACAGCATTCCACTCTTTCGGTGTAAGTTTAAGATCACCGCTTTTCTGAGCCTCAAGCAGAGCATCGATCATTTCCATGTTGTCTGTAGCGTCAGCGACAGTGAGGAAAGATGTTAGCAAGGCTGCACGGGATTTAGGACCACTGAAACCTGTGCCATATGCTTGACCATTCAATTTAGTCAACGCGCCTAAACCGTCTTCTATAGACATTTCACCTGTGGCAATGCTCATAGCAATGTCATCAGCTTGTTTCTGAATAGCCGATAAGTGGTTAGCTTCCATCTGACGCGAGATGTTACCTGTGTGCGCCGCCGACATGTTAAACGTAGCCTGTTGAACATATGGCATAGCACCCGCGAGAAAATACGGGTTGTTGTGTTCAGGATTCTTGAGAAACCCGTGAACCTTTTCGTTCATCCACTCGCGGAAACGGTTAGGGTCTGTGTTATACTTTAGGCCCGACTTTTCGTATTCCAATGTGGCTTGTTCTTTGAACTCAATAGCCGCCTTTTTACCCATAGTTTCGTTATAGGCTTGATTATATGCTTTAGAGTTTGACCTAAACAGAAAGCCGTTACGAACTTCAGACAGTTCTTGGTCTGGATCAAGTCCCGCCATAGCGTCCTGTTGTGCTTTTGTTTGTATCTGTTCTAGTTGTTCTTTTTTCGCTTTCGCAGCTTCATTACCAAAGAAGTTAGAAACATCGCGAAAGCCCCTAGACATTGCTGCCTCACCGACACGGTCCCGCGCTGGGCGATAATAGTTGTCGATGACACGCAATAGATTTTGTGACGCTCCCCGTTGAGGAGTGTCTGGAGTAATTCTTGGTGCCATGTCGATACCTTATGCTAAGTACGGAAGACCCGCTGTCGCAGCAGACGCAATGTGTCCCATGTTGAGCGAGGTTGTTGGGACTTGTGCAATACGCCCCTTGGCTTCGTCTTCGTAACCTTGAAGATTGCGTCTTGTTTGAATTTTGAGGCTATTACGCTCTAAACGATCACGATACAGATTACGGGCTTCGACTGATCTCCGCTCTGCAATCATATCTGACATTACTTGACCGCCACCACCTGTTTCAAACATGCTAACCATTGCTAGATCAGTGTTTGAACGTGCAGTTAACGCTCGGTCCATAGCTTGCATCAGAAGTTGACGGTTATATTCAACATAACCTTCCATCTCTTGATCGTATTTATATGCGGCGGCTTGTCTCGCCATCGCTGCATTATTTAACGCGGCTTGGTTCTGAGCGTTTACCTCAAAGATACTACCTAATAAGTTAAATCCAGCCGAAGCAGCGGCTAATGTAATTGGGTCCATATCTATGTCCTACAATATTTTAGCGAACTCGTAGAATGACTCTCCATTCCTACCAAAGTTCTTGTGTTTATTAATGAAGGTAAACCCGCACCACTTTAGCCACTTATGATGGACCGTGTTACGTGCGTCTGTGTAATTATATACACACTTGTACCCCTGAGAAATCTCAGAGATACCCTCTCTGCATTCTCGAAGAAATTGTCTTTGATGTTTTAGTAAGTCTGGGGTCGCCATCATCCAGATGTTACCCAGACCTATTTTATCTGTATCGGTAACCCCATAGACACCCACAGGAGTGCCATCAGGGGCTACCATTGTTTTCATACGTTTACATAGGATTAACGCTAGGTGTAACGCCATGTATGGTTTCAAACCTGTCTGAGCGTATAACTCACTTACATCCGCATCCCTTAAATTGTAACCTAGATGATCCAAGTCTTTTTGTTGGGTTTCACGGACGTAACCTGTCATTATAACCTCTGTGATTTTCCTACATACATACCCGTCCACTCCATTGAACCAAAGGCACAAGGGAACGCGCTGTCGTTAACAATTTTAATTTCAACTCTGTCGTTTTGCGCAAACACAGGGAATTTGTATTCTCCTGTATCTCTAGGCATCAAACCTGCAATGTTATCTTCGTCAGCAAGTATACGGGCGTTAAAGAGATGCTCAAAAGTTTGGTTGTTTTTAGGTGTGATCAATATTTTGAAGAACGCTGTGTCCATGTAGATCAGAGACATGTAACGTAGTTGTACGCGACCTTCTTGAATTGCCGCCTCACCTGTAGGTGTATCTTCTCGAATGTATTGAGGAGAAAAGATGTATTCAAAAGTATAAGGTACGCCAGCGTTGATCGTCCAAGTAGTAGCGTCAACTTCAGCTAAATGATACTCATTGTCAGCTACCTTTGTAACGTGCATTAACTGACCCTTGGGGTCTTCCATTTTATAGAATTGTAAGGTCGCTGGAGTTGAGTACGGTAAAACGATTTCCGTTCTATCATCAGTCGCATTGTAAGTGATTGTCATGGCAGATTCTTCTACCCTATGATCTAACAACGCCTTGTCTACAGGCTTAGTATCCAAGAACATTCTATCCAAGTACATCTGACCACCTGTTTTGTAGACGACATACAAAAAGTCTTCTAGAAACTCACAACCCATAATAATGGTGTCTTCGCCAAAGTCCCAATGTGACCAAGCCGTTTGTACTTTTTCGCCGCCGTTTGTGTACCACTTATATACATAAAGCTTACTAGGCTCTAATGCGGATAGCTGAACCATAACGTCATCATATGTAGACACAGCCTGTGTCCTGACCTCGTTTGGTATGTAGCTGGGTATCTGAACCGTTATCTCATCCGCATCGATGGTCTTTAGTTCTTCATCGATATACAACTCTCGAACCGTTGAGTTAGTAGCACCGTCAGTTACAAAGAATACGATTGGACCGGAGGCCACAGGAGCGGTGTAAGGTGAACAAGCAAACTTAGTCGAAGGAACGATACCAACCGACAGCGGCGATAACACGTTTTCAGACACAAGTTTAAATTGTTGGCTATCTGAGAATAGAACCAAAGTGTCCGAAAAGACCGCTGCGTGGTAAAGGTTGTTCACCCTACCTGTCGTTGAAGCTACGTCAATTCGGTCAGATGCGAAAACTTGTACAACGGTACTGCGATACAAACTTTCTAGTTCACCCACAGCCGACATAATAAGGTTTTCCTCAGAAAGAAAACCCATTCGACCTTTAAATAGAAACATCGAACTAATTGCTTTATCGACGAAACTAGGTGCTGGGTTAGTGTCTGCATCACCTACTGATCTTTCATCCCACGTGTGTTGTTGAAACGTGAATGTTCCATCTGGGTTTCTAATCAAAACATGAGGCATAGTTGCTGGATTAAAGGTTTCACCTGCATCATATCCTACAGTTTCGATCCAAACGTTATTGTCAAATTCTACCCAATAATCCTCAGTAGCATCGTTAAGGTTACCCTTAATTTGTACAATGCGGCCCTGTTTTTCTTGTGGTGGTAGTTTATCGAATGACTGTATGCGATCAGTGAACGCTTCCATCGCGTTACCACCAAATTGGTCGAGAACACGTATTTGGGCACCAGCGGGTACAGAGAATGTCAGTGTTGGTCCAAAGGTTTGTGCGTCAGTGTATCCTCGACTTATTGCATCTGCTTTGAGTTCTTCTGCAATATCAGATGTACCCTCTAGTGCTGTGGATGCTGTGGTGTTGTCTTCAGTCGAAGTGGTCGCGGCTAAAACATTGTTAATGTAGATAGCGTATGTTGTAGATGCGACAGCACGTTTGATAAATACCGAAGCTGTAGCACTCGGATCAGCGCGAGTTTCTGTCACTGCTTGAGTTGCTGTGACTTTTTCTGTGTTTAGAATAAATGTCGTATCAGCTACTGTAACAAATCTTAGCTTTTTCCACATGTCGCTGGTGGGTAGATAAGATTTACCATCAGGAAACGTCACCGTTTTCTTAACACCATCAGTGTCAAATACTTCAAGATCGCCGCTACCGCCGATAACAATGTATCGTTCTTCAAAGTCTCTGTTAATTACATGAACCGCTGTTGTGTCATCGTCTGGAACGTTTGTGTTCAACGCGGATACAAATTGTGTAGGTGGTCTTTTTTGCAATCCAGCAACAACAGACGGATAGGCGTTTTTCATTTCCTCACCCGAAGTCCGTAGACGTTGAGGTGCCGGCTGTTGTGAAACACCACTAATTAGGTTGGAAACCGTAGTTGAAACTAGGGGCATTATGTCACCTTTTAATAAGCTGAACGGGCAAGAATACCTGATACAGCGGTGTTTCCTGACAGCATGTTATTGTCTTCAACTTCCATGTTTTCAGCTAACAACGCAGCCCGCGCCATGTCTTCGTCGGCAGCGTTAAAAGCTGATACTGCGCCGTTACCCATAACACGCTCTTGATAGATACGTGCTGAACGTACAGCGATATAACGTCTAGCAATTTCAGGAAGTTCTTCAAAACCTAGAGCAACAATGATGTTTACTGTAACAGGTTGTTTAAAATTATATGTGTGATTGCGGCGATCATAAAGAAGACGACCACGCGCTACCAAGTCTTTATCCTTATCACTCAACGTAGTGTCCACCGATAAGATGTTAGCAGGTAGAACTAGGTTTTCAGAGGTGTTAGGAATTAGTTTGTAACTAAGTTCTGTGTTCCAATAGAACCCATGTGTCTGTGTTTCACGTGTTACCTGACGAACTAAGTCTCTAGCAAGAGCCGCGTCAACTACGGTATCACCTGTAATGGAACTCACTGGCGACTCGCCAATGTTCGCAAGGCACACGTTGACAGCTTCTAGTTCTGTCGTAGGGGTCAGTAGAGTTGCCATGAGTTTTCCCTTAAATGTAAAAAATGACCCCTCTAGGTTAACTAGAGAGGCCATCTAATTTTATAACGCTGCGCGTAGTTCGATGATGCACTCTGGGCGCAATACACCGTGACCGACAGCCATCTTAGATACAGCTAGTGTACCTTGACGACGAATGTCGTATTCCATTTCGGTTGCCATATCCATCAACTGAACTGTACCCAACGCTTGACGCTGGATGACAAGTGCAGATGTGTCTGAGGCATCCACAGCATACTTCGAGTTGAAGTCTGGATAAGCTGTTGAAGCTGTGTGATCCACTGTCAAGTTGTTAGATTTAACAATTTGCATACCTGCGACACGCATGATTGTGCCGTCAGAGTATGAACCGTTTTGACCGAAGTCACGGTTAATCAGTTTATCGTTCTGAACTAGAGCGTAGTATGTCGCTGGGTTAACAAGGACATAACGTTCCGTTTCAGGAATGTTTGCTGCGTCTAGAGTCGCCGCCGCATCATACATAGCAGTAACAATAGCGTCAGTTGTAGGTGTTGTTGAACCTAGTGTTTCAGACGCTGCGTTACCTTGACCTGCAACACCAGCACCTAGACCTGATGGGTCACGTGCGGCTTTAATTGCCATAGATAGCAAGTTGCGGTCATATGTTTGTGCTAGGGCTTGACCCATTTGCTTAGAGTATTCTGAACGCACATCATAGTGGTTCTTGGCTTCATCGATGTTTGCAATGAAAGTGTTCGCAATCAATAGATCATCGATTGTGATAACTTTTTCGCCGTGTTCGATGTTGTTACCAAGAATTTCGGCACCGGCTGTGTGGTACTCAGCAACTGTTTTACCGATTGCTGGGAACTGTGCAGACTTACCGTTATTGATAGAACGAATACGTGTTTTCTCTTTCATCACTGTTTGAGCGTTGAAAGTAGACATTACCTCGCCTGAGAAGACCTTCAGGAACAGAGCATCGGTTGCACCTGTTAATCCGGCCTGACCCACGCGGGATGGATTTGCATTAGACATTTTATTTCACCTTGGAAAAAGAGTTAGGTTGTTAGGATTTTTCTAACGTCACCATTTGCTTTCTTTCCATTAAGGTTATCCCTCGTAAGGGGCCATAACGTAATAATTGCTTTGTTGAGTTAGATGAAAAAAAGTGAACACCCTTGGCCTAGAATGTTCATTTCGCCACCCACTAATAAGCGGCGTAGCGAGGGAGTCCGAAGACCCCCTACTTTTTCGCTCTGTTCTTTGAGCGATCCATGATTTTCAGATTAGAATTTGTGTTGTTTGTTGCGTTACCGTCTGAGTGATCAATGTCTTTCCCAGATAGTTTAGACTTACCATGTTTAGAGATCATCATACGACGAGCCTTGTTGCGTGAAACACGCTTCTTAACCTGTTCAGGACGAGCCTGATACTCTCTATCGTATGCTGAATATACTCGTCCTGATTTACTCATGATTTCTTCTTAATTTTCATGTCGGTTGGTTTTGCAGTTTTAGCTGCGTTTTTGAAATCGGTATCAGAGGGCGCACCCTTTTCACCTTTTCGACGCATCCGTTCACCAGAACCATTCTTTATTCGGTTCTGTTTGTTTTTAATGTTTTCGTAAAGCGACATTAAAGAATGTTTGACCTCGCAAGTTTTGCTTCGACCTGCGCACGGAAAGCCGGATCGTTTTCATACATCGGGTTCTGCATATCTTGCATTAACTGGTTAACGCTTTCGTAAGAACCACCGCCGCCACCAGACAAGCTTCCAGATAGGTTACGTTCAGGTTCCATACCCATTGCAGCATCTTTACGAGCGGCAACGGCGCGAACCGCCATCTGAATAGCTTGCCAATCATTGGTGTCCATCACTGAATTGAAATAGTCGATTTCATTGTCTTCAAGGTTGTCAGCGGCCCACTCGGTTAACTCAGAGTAACCTTCTTCGCCGCCGACCTCATTCATTATCTGACCGCGTTGTGCATCAACTGCATTTAGTTGACTATCGATGTAGCTATCAACAATCTCACGTGGTATCCCCGCTTGATCTAGCAAATCATAGCTTTCTGGAGAGAGATCGCCGTTATCCCAAAATTCTTGAGATAGAGCATCGTAATCCACGCCTACATTATCAAGTTCTGATCTTGCATCGTCTTCGTATTGTTCATTCTCTTGAGAACTCATTCGGTTTTCTAGTTCAGAATATGCACGTGCCATATCCTCTGCCGAATTGAACTTTTCTGGCAACCACTCAGGCCGGTCATCCACTTGTTCAGTTTGTTGTTCTTCCATTTCGGAAGCTTGTTGCTCAAGTGTAGGACCAGAGTTTTCCTCTGAGGTGTCGATAACTACTTGTTCGACCATTTTTATTCACCATTTCTTGCGACAGCTTCACGCACTGCGCCGGCTGCTTCTTTAGCAACTGGACCAACACCAGCTTTAGCCATTTCAGCCATTTGCTGTTGTTGCATCATCTGCATCTGCATCTGTCGTTCTTGTTGCATTTGTTGTTCTGATTTAATCAAACCGTCCATGTCGATACCCAATGCAGTTCCTACGCGGGTGATGTAATCACCAACGTTCATAAACTGACCGACAGCTTCTGGTCCTAGAGGTGCGAGAGCCGTTAGGAACATTTGATACTTATTCATATCATGTCCACGACCGAGAGCCTCAAGACCTGTAACGATTGTTGGGTTAGCCACACCTTTTGGTAATGAGGGTAACCGTTTCTTCTTAGTCATCCTCGCTATGATGCGGTTGACCAATGGTAATTGAAATTCCTGACTTAGAATTGAGTAAACACCACCGAGTGCATCCTCTAGTTCCCCTGCCATGTAACGAACCTCTTCGGCTGTCACACGTTCACCTGCGCGTTGAATCGCAGAGTTCATTAGGAACGCAAAGGATAGACGCTCAGTAATCACTGATGCTGTACTAGAAGCCACAGACATGTCAGCCTGTTTAGCAACTTGCAGTGTGGAAACTTCGGCGGCGTTACCTGATACAATAGCGCCGTTATCAGCTTTTGAAATGTCTCTTGCACGTGTAGTACCGTTTGGTGCTACCAAGAATACTACTTTGGCTGATACCGCAGATGCTTCAAGAATTGCTTTAGACAGACCCTCTAAAGAGATAAGATCGCCAATGTATTCTTCTACATATGATCGCCCATAATCTTCACCATCAATGCGTGTCCAACGCAAAGCAAGCATAGGTGCTTTATCTAAGGGATATTTACCTTGAGATTTAGGGACGATCATACCATCAATTTCTTGATACAGTATATATTTGTCGCCCTCGCGGTACATCTTTGTGTAAAGATTTATTTCGTCTGTCTTTTTGTTGTTTTGTTCGCTAGGAAGATCACCTTCCTTAACCATCAAGAGTTGTTGTATGTCTTCGGGCAGTGTAACCCGTGACATGGTTTCTTTTACAATAACCTCAATGACCTCACCCATAGGGTCACGTTTCACTACATAGCGGCTCAACGGAAAGACCCGTGCGCCGCCCTCTGGGGGAAGGTAGAGAAGTACGTTACCTGCGACAATTAACTGTTTTAGTGCTTCAAAAATAGGTGACCGCATACCTGAGTTTTCAATCTCGGTCATAACAGCGCGTTCATATTTATTTAACGCTTCGTCTACTTTTGCACGTGCGCCCTCTGTTTGCGACAATTCTTGGATCGTGAAATCGTCCAAGCGCATAGCAAAGAAAGGCGCGTTAGGTGGTAGCAATGACAGTAATAATTTAGATGCGAGGTTGTTCACACCTCTAGCCCCTACACCCTGATATGGAGTGTAGAATTTACTAGATGATGTATGACCTTCTTCGGGAACAAGAGAAGGGATAGTTAGTTTAGCCGCTTCTCTTGCCCGTTCTAAATATGTCGTTCTGTGTGAGGATAGGTTTTCGTACTTTTTAGCGCAATTAGCGTCACCTTTATGCACGGTTTACCTTCCTGACTTTATACGTTTGACTTTGATTTCTGCATCATGCCACCCAACTTGTTTTTGTCAGATGTATAATTATTTCTTTTAGAAATCTTATAACTTTTCATACCGCGAGAGCGGCGTGTTAGTGTGTCACCCTCTTCACTCATATTGCTCAACGCCGGTGCTTCCTGTTCTAATACAGGGGGAGCAGCGGGGGGTGGAGCGGGAGGAGGCGGTGGAGTTGGACTATTCATAAAACACATGTTTAGGCACTCCGATTATTTCTGTTCTTTCGAATTGACATAGGGTTTGCACGTTGTCCTCTAATGGACGCAGCCGCTGCTTGTTTACCGCGTACCTTGTATCGATCAGTACCTGCCGCCTTACGTTCAATCGCAATCTTGTCTTCTTGTGTCTTAGAAGCTTTCAAACGAGAAGCTTTACCACCATCTCGACCACCACCTACACCATCACGTGGGTCGATTTTCTCAGGTGCTGTAACTGGCGAAGATGAGCCTGTGTTTGTATTTACAGGAGCAGTTGTCTTAGGTGTCGCAACATCTTTAGTGTCGTAAATTTCAGAATTTGTTCGACCGCCAACTTCAACTTGTGGCGCATCGTTAAATGCAGTTCCACGGGCAACGGTAAGTGATCCTGTACCGTTCTTAGCTTTGAACGTTGTGACATTACCATCAGCCAAGTCTTTAGCTGTAACACTTGTTTTACTATTAAAGTTTGTAGTCGAACCAGTTACAGGAACTGCACGGCGATTAGGGCCGTATGAGTCATTTGTGTATGTAACCTGACTAGCCTTGGATGTACCGGCATTCTTTGTCGGTGCGTATCCTGACCCTGCAAACATGTCAGCGTCTAGGTTACGTCCACCACCACTGGATTTAGGTGTCGATGATGATTTACTTCCTTTACCACCGCCTGATGATTTAGCTGGTTTAGGTGCTGTACGTTTAGAACGTGATTGGGAAGAGGATGATTTAGATGAACCACCACCGCCACCACCACCACCTGACGAACCACCGCCACTTCCAAAAGCAATCTGTGGTTTAATTAGGTCTATTAGAAACATTATAATATCCGTTTACTAAGAGTTATGTAATTGAGTTTGTAACCGCGTTCTCTCAGAACACGTTCCCAGCCTCTACGACCAAGAACCTCAAGAGAATGGCACTTGTTAATACGTGCGAAATCTTCAAACACATGTATTCCATAGGCCCAATCTTCATCATCGCCAGATAAAAATATGATCCTTAAATTTGTGACCTGTGGGTACTCAATGAACTCAGTGATTATAACGGTTGTTAGAACAAACGTGTCTGGTACTTCACATACCCACAACATCCAACGCCCCTCGGATACAAACTGATAGATGTCTTCAACCAAAACTTTTTCATCAGCTACGCGGTCTAGGAATACCTCAATTTGAGGCCACATTTCATCGACAGCGATCATGTTTGTGAGTGGGAGTAAATTTCCTCTAAGCATCTTGTATTCCTAATATGTCTTCATTTTGTTCTGAGTAAATTCGACGTAGTGTACGGACTACATCTACTGCACCACGGCGAAAAAAGATTTCACGCTCGGTCATGTTCAGTTCAGGGGAGACATCGGGATACATACGATCAAGATAATCGACTAATACTTTGTCAATATTAGGTAATTGAGACATGAAGTTACCCTTCTAGGTCTAGTAACGGTTAAGATTATCCCCAAGCACGTGTCCATTGCGCACAAATACCTGACCTAACGACATCATCGTGTGTAAAATTACACACCGCCGCCTCAATATTATGTTTAAATATCAGGTCTATAGCTATGGTTAACCCTGAGTCTTGCTTCAGGTCGTGCTGCAATAGGTCGCCATTGACTACAACTTTTGTGTCTTCACCTATTCGAGTGAGGAACATCTTCATTTCATGGGGTGTTAAGTTCTGTCCTTCGTCTAAAATAACAAAGGCATTATTGAATGAGCGACCACGCATAACCTCAAAAGGTACGATCTCAATATCCTTGCGTTTCAAGGCCACCTCGTAGCGGCCCTTGCCTAGTCGTTGCTCCAATACCTCTGTCAGAGGGACAACCCACGGCGCAATTTTGTCCTCTATGGTTCCCGCAAAGAAACCCAAAGATTTACCTGCCGGTATGTTAGGTCGGGTCAGGATAATCTTTGTGACTTGTCGTTTGTTGAACATGTCAGCGGCTATTGCGGCGGCTATGTACGTTTTACCTGTCCCTGCCGGTCCTGTAACGAACACTTGCGGAAACCTGTAGATACATTCCATGTAGTTTTTTTGCGCTGGGGTTTTGGGTAGGAGAGGCTGCACCTGTTTATTGTCTGAAGCCTCTCGCACTTTGTCTTTATAGGTTTTCTTACGCACCTTTATAATTCCATCTCACCTTCAAGTAAGCTGATACGCATTTCGGCGTAACGCATGACCTTGCGTAGATCAGTTATCTCACTCTCCACCTTGTCTTGCTGTGGGTAAAGTTTGTGACCCGCACGTAGCGCATACTTCACGATGTTACCTGTATGGAAAGGCAGATCGTTGCGCATAATGAACGTCACAGGTTCGATCTTGAACCGTGTGTAATGTGAGGGCCGCTTCACGATGTCCTCATCGGTAGTCTCTATAACGTCAAATCCATTCATGGTTCCCACACCTTTAGCGTATCTGTTTCTAGATCGTAATTGTCATACCGCAAAATTCTTGCGACCTGCGCTTGTTGTGTTGCCTCAAAGATAGACAAATTGGCTTTCTCAAACGCCGCTACCACCGCATCAAAACTACAATCTTTGTCTAAGATTTTGTTAGCTGCGACAGGCCCGACCTTGGGGCAGCCTTTGTATCCATCTGTGGTGTCACCTGTCAGTGATTGGTATAACCACCAGCGATTAGCTTCCTCTTCAGTTATCTCACGAACTAAAGCCCAATCGGTATCCCAATGTTTAGCTGGGAGTGTCTTCATGTCTTTGTCGGCAGAAAAGATAACACGCTCATCTTTGGCGTTAGGGTCTGTCCCATAAATACCAAGTAAATCATCACCTTCCAGACCTTCCCTCATGTCATGTTTGTGGTTCTTCATGACATGTTCTCGTAAGAACGGGAGCATCATAGGTTTACGGGATTCCTTACGGTTACCCTTGTATGATGGCAAGATGTCCTTACGGAAGTTTGTAGGTGATGTCAGACAGAGTAAGTAATCGTCGGCGTTAGTCTGTGACACTATGTTTTCGATAGCCTCATCAAAGTCTTTCTTTGTCTTAGCTTCGTCTGCCCACAGCACCCATAGACCGTTGTGAAACCTTGTGGGTTCCTCATTGGTAACTGCGACTTGGTATAGGGTGATGTCAGCATCAATCAGTATAGTTCTACTCATGTTTATCTTTCCATTCACCACACCAGTAATCAGGCACTACAGTTTCTGTTTTCGGATACCTTCGACAATAGTACGTGCGGAAGTGGTCCTTACCTCTTGTTGAGAAGTAGATACACGCCTCACATAGTTTAGGTTTGGGCTTCCTAGTGGGTTTCGTACCAGTTGTTGCCGATTTTTGCCTCGCCATCTAATTCTACCTTTAGTTTGAAGTGTTCACCGGCTTTCTTGATTGATTGAACACTAAGTTCACCAACCAGTTCTGCTACGTCTGCATCACACTCGTATTGATGTTCGTCATGAATGTTTGCCACCACCTGACATTTGTCTTTAAGATGATTAGCGATAAGTGCCTTATCCATTTCGACTGCCCATTGCTTACACACTAGCGCACCCGCCCCTTGTAAAAGCAGGTTGAGGCTAGAGTGCGAACTGCGACAATGAAGTAGTCTACCGTCTAAGCCCTTCAGATACCCACGCTTGCTTGCTTGGGTAACCGCTTTGATTAGCTTGGCTAACGCAGGGGTCCGATCTAGAAACTTGTTCTTTAGCTTCTGACCTTCCTTTGGACCCTTACCTACAATCTCGCCAATCTTCGCCGCACCTGCCCCGTATAAAAATCCATATATGAAGCGTTTTGAAGCACTCCTGTCAGGAAGACCGGCTGCTTGCATGTTTACGGTATGGATATCGCCGTTGACGACTTCATAACCATAAGCACCCTCATCGAAACGATGTAAGAAATGGCCTAACATTCTGAGTTCCAAACCTGAAACGTCCACACCTACTAGCTTGCGACCTTCAGGAACACAGAACAGTTCACGGCATTCTTTACCGTATGGTTTACCCACTGAAGGTGTCTGGGCCACGTTTGGGTATGCGTGGGTCATGCGCGACGATACAGCCCCGTTTGTGTTGACTGAGCCGTGTATACGGTTGTCGTCTTCAACAAGGTTAAGCCATGCGTTTTTACCTTCAGCCAACATGCCAATACGTTTTTGTAGCATCAGCGACTGCGCGATAGCTTGGGCTTCTTTGTAGGGTAGATTTTCTAGAACGGTTTCATCTACCTTGGGTCTACCATCAGGTGTGTACTCGCGTGGCTCCCAGCCGTACTTAGCAATCAAGCGATCAGCTATATGCATACGAGAGTTAGGATTGAAGACATTGCAACGTATGACTGTATACGGCGCACCTTCCCACACAGAGTGTCGATCCAAAGTTTTATAGTTAACAGTTTTCTTTGGACGCTTCACGCCGACAGCGGAGTACCACGGGTCGAATATAGTTTGTAGGTCTGTCTCAATTTTTGCACGTTCTTGCTGAAGGTGCATCAAAAGTTTCTCTGCCTTTGCTACGTCAAAAAGGAACCCATGACGTTCTTGCTCTGCTACGATCCAAGCAACTTGATGCTCTAGTTCAATAGCAGTAGGCGCATACTCCTTTGCTGAGATTGCTGCCCACAGTTTTAAAGTGACAGCTACATCCTGTTCGCAGTACGTCTGCATCTGAGGTGACCACTCGGACCAATCCGTAGTTTGACCGAAGTCTCCCTTCAAGACCCCTAACCTTTTGCCCCACGCTGCAAGCGAGTGTGAACCTCTAAGTTTAGGTTCAATCTTACCGGCTGCAATTCTAGCACCATCCGTGTCACTTAGGGTGGTCCAGATAAGTCGGGTACAAACTAGGGTGTCGATTACCCTGCTACGATCATATCGCCAATCAGGGTAAACCTTTTCCAACGCAGGGAAGTCAAACTTAATACCGTTGTGGAAGATCAGCTTATCAGCCGCCGCCATACGATCTAACCCTTGTTGGATTTCGTTAGGGCCGTATGAGAACACTTCGTGTGTATCTACGTCTTGTAGTACCAGACAGTGTACCTTGGTTAGTGTGTCTAACAAACCGTCTGTTTCGATGTCGCCTACATATGTACTCATAGCGGCCCCCTATTTAACTGAGTGAATAACGTGTGTATTTCTGTCCCGTCACAGGATGGAACTTGACCTTGGACACAATATTGTGGCCCATCTCGCGTAACTCTTGGATACGCTTGGTCAGTGATTGAATAGAGTATTCGAGCATCGCTTCACGCACGGTGATTGATCCAGCTTTCTTTAAGTGCTTCATGATCTTGTCGTGTTGTGTTTTACCTGACATCTTTTTCCATCCTTTATGTTCAAGTTTCTGGGCTTGGTTATTCCAGTGTGTATATACAGCCGTGTATACATCTGGGTTTTGAGCGGCTAGAACGGCGTACATTTCAGCCAACTCAAATACTTCATCAGTATTCTTCGAACTCATCTTTTGCGAACTCATGTTCTGACAATCGACCAGTGTCTTTGTCGTAATACAGTTTGGTTGCTATCCCTGTCTCACCGCTGAACCTGTTCTTGAGAACACGCACGGTAACTTGGTTAGCAGCCTCTTGGTCTTGTTGATTACGCTCTAGGCCAATGACGGAGTCTGAGAGTTGCGCGATACTGGCTGACCCCCGTAAAGCGTTCAAACTTGTGATTAGACCTTCCTCCCACCCACGGTTACCTTCGGGTCGCCGCAAGTGTGACACAAGTATAAGTCCTATACCTGTCTCCTCTACAAGAGAGCGAAGCTGGGTCATCAAAACATCGATAGTTTTCCGCTCATCACCATCATCAATGCCTGAAACAACAATACTGAGGTGATCGAGGACAACCCACCCAACATCACAGCCTTTGGCAAGGTATCTGATTTTGTCGAGAAGATTGGTCGCAAGCATAGAGCCGAAATGATCGTAGAGGTAAACACGACCAGAACCAACGGTGTCACTGAAAGCAGACTTGAGATCAGCATTTGACACTCCTTCCTTGGATAAGTGTAAAGGTTTATCGATTGCCAATCCCATGAGGCCAAGCGCGGTACGCTTGACGTTCTCTTCTAGGGCAACATAGCCGACAGTCTCGTCTTGTTTGATTAGATGATAAGCAATCTCACGGCACACTTGTGACTTACCCACGCCTGAACCAGCGGTCAGTGTAATAAGTTCACCTTTGCGTAAACCGTGTGTTAATTTGTTCAGACCATCGTAAGGCCACGGGATACTTTCCGTGTTGTCCTCTGAGATCAGGTCATCCCAAATGTCTATACCGTTGATGATACCATCAGGTCGGTATGGTTTTGCTTCGTGATAAGCTGAAATAATTTCTTTAGCCTGACCCTTCATCAATAGTTCTGATGGGTCTTTGGCTGGGAGTTCAGCTATGAAAGCTTGGTTAGGTTTCAGTAGAGCGGCGATCTCAGATGCAGCTTTTGTTCCCGCCTCGTCGCTGTCCATCATAATGATGACTTTCTTGAACGAGGATACGAACTCTAACTCTTTCTTGATCGCACGGGCCGCACCCGCTGCGCCTTGTGGTATGCTAACCACAGGCCAGTTGTTGGTGGATGATATCGCTTGTGATACAGATAACGTGTCTATCTCACCCTCTGTGATGACAAGTATCTTACCGCCCTCTTTCCACAGGTGCTGCCCGAACAATCCGCATTCCTTGGCATTACCAAGCATGAGAAAGTCTTTGTTTGGAAACCTAATCTTTTGTGCAATGATTTGACCATTGCGTTTGTAGTTGGCTACCTGAACTGTCTGACCCTTGTAGGTCGAGATTGAATAGCCAAACTTACGACACGTGTCCTCTCTGATCTTACGTTTGACGAGAGAATTGAACTGACCCACAGGTATTAGATCAGGGGCTAGTCGTGGTTGTGTCTTTGGTTTTTCACTTGCGCTGGGCGTATGTGTCTCACATGAGAAACAAAAGAAGTGACCATCTGAATACTCAGCGTTTGCATCTGATGACCCACAGTTGTCACAAGGGCCGTGTTGTATCAAAGAACTTTGTTCCTGAGTATCCATGAGCGTTTCCTATCTGAAAGGTGTGAGATCAAGAGCGGGACCAGTAGTACGCTGTCGCCGTACTTCTTTGCGTCCAAGTACCTGTAATTCAGGATACGATTTTCTAGATACGGTGATTAACTCTTTCAGGGCTGCTTTTTGTTCATCCGTGAAGTTGTCTTCAGGTTCACCCTCTATGTTCTTTCCACCGACTAAACAGACAGCTATCGATAGATAATCATAGACACCGGTCAGCGGCGATACGCGGTCCAGTGTTCTACCTGTTTGCACACTTCCATCACGTGTGATGACGTAATGGTATCGACAACCGAAATACCCTTTCGAGCGATCTCGGTTGTCTAAGTTTTGCGCATCGATTTCTATGTTAGGTGTCGTGCCTGTGTGATCGATGATCATGTAGAGCGTTTGTTCACGCTTCTTATTGTTGTTGTACATGTATTCATTCTCGTAGCCATTCATCCGGCACAGAACCATCAGCATACTTGAAGCCGTGCTTCTCGCACCACATTGCATACGTGGTCTTTGATTGCTTGCTGATCTTCTGGCGTGAGTTCGAGAATACGAACCGAATGTCTATGTCTGGGTGTTGGTCTTTAATCAATAAATGTTTTTGTCTATCTGCCGTAAGGAACCGGCCCTTAGATTCAATTACTAAAGGCCGCTTCTTAGATGTACCATCAGGACGTTTTTGTATAATAAAGTCAGGTGTGTACTTACTCTGTCGAGCTGGTTTGACGTAGTGTATCGCTTCCTCTTCGTATGTGAAGCAACACCCTGTGTCTTGTAGCTCTTTTGAGATTCGTTCTTCTAATCCTGAACGAAACCCATATTTCAGACCAACAGCTTTCTTAGAAGTCGTCGTAGACTTCCTCTTCTTGCGCTGTGTCATCTATTGTTCCGAATTTGTATTCTGTTGTCTCGCCCTCAAAGCCCTCATGTTTCTGAAAGCCAAAGTTCTCACCTGAACTTGCACCACCTTCAACAAGGTTAATGATCTGGACTGCCAAGGGTTGTAAGCTTACGCCTTTCTTGCCCCCTGCCGACCACTCGTAGATCGACGCTGAGACATACAACTCAGTGCCGCCGTATGGGTTCAGATCAACAGGGTTCATCTTGGCATCGAATTGTTTTGGTCGTCGGTCCCAGAGTTCGCCATCGCGGCGGCGCACATTCTTGACTGAGCATTTGAAGATGACGTTACCTGTCTCTTCGCCTGTCTCTTCATCCACTTCCATTTTCCACATGGTGTTCTCAGCTTTAGGTGGTGCCTTACCTGTGTGTCGCTTGTGGATTTCTGTAAGTTTTTCCATCGTGCTTGTCGCTTCCTTGAGAGGAACACTGACATTGCATTTGTAGATGCCTAGATCATGGAACTTGGTGTCTGCAATTTTAAGTGCTGGATAAATGGCACGACCAAGAGGCAATGAAATTCTAGTGTCTGACATGTTTGAACATACCTTCAATTTTTTGTGTGATTTCGAAAATGCCTGACAGATGTGACCATGAGAGACTAATGTGGTCCTCTAGTCCCATGTTGTCAGTTTGGGTTAGGTGGAAGCCCTCGACATCTACGATGACTGTGATTGGTAAACTTTCCTGATCATCAATCTCGTAGATGTGAGGCTCGAAGCGTGTTTTAGCCAAAGTCGTATTCCTCGGCTTTCTTCAACGCTTCCTGTTTTGTGACGTTGTGGGCAATGACGATACCGCCCACGACTACTGTGTAGCTTCCTGATTTGTTGTATATGTTAACCATATGAAACCTCGCGTTTTCTAGTAATGGTGATTAACTCTATCGGTACTGTTACGTTAGCGTAAGTATTAGCTAAAAAAGAACTCACTCTGAAGTACCTCAGAAATCTCCAAGTCACCAAGATCAGGTAGCGGCGGTATCTTGTCCCGCGACTTTTCAGGGATCAGCGGAAAGATTTCATCTAAGAATTTCTGTAGAACATTCCCATCCTTGTACATGTCATAGAAGCTAGGCTTGATGCATTGATGCAGAAAGTAATCCATGTCTGCCGCGTGAACGCCAAAGCTATCGTGGATCATGCAGTACGACATGTCTCGCCCACTGTTGAGCGCAAGGTTAATCGTCTTTTGCAAGTGTGCCGCATCCATGCTGTGGATGTAGTTAGGTGACAGAGACTGCGCATTCTTGTTTGCGTCGAGTACCTTTGAGTCCGTTAAGAACTCTACCTTCAACATACGCCCATCGATCATAGTCTGCACAGAGTGCCGATCCATGCTGTACTTAGCTTGCTGTACGACAAAGCCTGTCGGTGTTGTCCACATGAATGGTAGTGGGTTCTCGTTCTTCGTAACTAACCTCGCAATCTTTGTGATCCAATCCATAGCATCACGTGCAGCTACGACAGTGTCAGAGATACTATCCCACACCTTACGGGCAACGTAGGGTACGAGTCTGTATGAAGTCTCTTCGTCACGTAAAGGCATCTTCACACCCGCATCACGCATTTCATCGTAATGCTCTTGTACATACCGCATACAAGCTTTGAACGTCCCTGAGTATGGCACGATCATCACAGGCCGCTTGCACAACTTACGATCCACCTTCAGTTCAAGTGCAGCCCTCGCAAGGGTGCCTTTCTCTTTGCAGTGAATATCAGCCTCAATCGCCGCTTTCGCTTTCTTTGCGACTGCGCCGTAGATGTCTTGACGTTCTGGGTGGGCTGTCAGATTGACATTGAAACCACCTGTCTTGTCTTTGAGCAACGCTGAGAAGTGTTGTAGACCTGAACACGTAGCATCGAAGTTGATCGGCATGTGACTGTAATAGCCAACACCTGTATCGTTGAGGCCACGCCACTCCAGACAAAAACGTAGGAACTCGAAAGGTGAATCGGCATCGAACCAACGGCGATCCTCTTTCCAGTTATCCGCGATCTGCACGAACATGTCCTCGTTGTCCCACACCCACTGGATGCGTTCCTTCATAGGTAGCTTGTCATGCCCCCATGCGTTTGCCCCTACGATTGCAATGTACTCGACCTGCGATTCAGTCTCTATCGGTTTACCCTCAGAGAACTCTAACAGGCTGCGTACATACGCTGGACCTTGTGGATTTAGATAGTGAGGCTTCGGGTATGCGCGACCACGTGAACAGAGATCGTGTGGGAAATACAGTTCATTAAAGTCTTTGAACTTTTCCGCAAGCTGCATCACCTGTAGCAACGCTAGACGTTTAGACACAAACTTTCTGTTTTGGTTATGCACATGAGCGCAAGCCGCCGCATTTTGTTTACGTGCCTTATCGTCATCCATGTTTGCCGGTAAGGGTGGCAGAGGTAGATCATCAGCCGGTGGTAGTTTGTCCACCTGCAAGCTGTTGTCGTACACCCACCGCAATGCCTCTAGCATTTCAGTGTTCACACGCCACGGTGTTTCTTGCAGTGCATTCACAGCGTTGAGCGTGATGGATATGTCGGTATTCTCTAGTTCCCTGATGTAGTTCATCTTTGCACGTTTAATCAGCTTGTATGGCTGCACGTTGTTCGTGAGGTATGATGAACCGATCAGCATGTCGTTAGTCCACTGGCGTGGCTTGACTACCATAGGGTAAAAGATAGGGAACATGTTCTCGCAACGCTCCAAGCGTTCCTTCAGCATCTCCATGAGTTCAGGTGTGGCCTCGACAATCGCACGGCGTTTGCCATTGCTCATGCGTACCTCAGAGAAACGGATCATGCCCGTGACCTCTTTAAATATCTCTAGCAATCTCATGCCTAGATGCACACGGTTTTTGGTATGCCAGTTGTCGGCTACCCATTCGATCTGTCTACGTGTGAACTCTTTGCGATAGACTTCCTTGCGGCGTTGGCGTGGAAGGTTACGTGTGTCGCAGTCTTTCATGATTCGTCTGAAAATCAGGTTATAGTTTTTGTTAAACCATCTCAGTCTCAGTTCATCGTGGATCGCGTTGGTCGAGGTCAGTACGACACCCGTGCGTGATGCTGTCCCTTGCTTGTTCTGTAGCATAGGCACGGCGTTGATCACCGCCTTTGCAAAGATGTACGCCATTGCGTCCGTATCATCAAACTCACTGACCATAAGAGCGGCTGTGCTACGGCGACCTGTGGTCCCTGTCAGTGCCTCTTGTGTCCACTCAGTGATCGCATCGCTAAACGGTTGAATTACCTGTCGTAAGATCGTCTGTCCCGCCGCACTCTCACCAAAGAATTTCTTTTCTAAAGCTTTGTTGTGCCTGTTGTGGAACCGCGTGATCGCCGCCCCTCGCATTTCTTCTTCGAGGATATGTTGGGTATCTATAAGTTCTCTTGTGTACATAGATGTCTCCATTGGGATGTCTAGAAAGGGTGAATAATGGATTACTGATGTGACACAGCGTTTCAGGGTCTGTTACGGTATCGTAACTATTGAAAACACAGAAAATATGGATTTATTTACTCACGCTAGAGTAAGTGTTCGTCCAACTTAACTTTGATATTTCCAACTCCCTGTTGACTTGTGCCACTGGTACATGGGTGAGCCTCTTGTTAAATCAAAGGCTTACCCTTTTTTTTATCTTGGTGTCATGTCACCGTGTCACGCTTGTGTCACAACAAATCAGACAAGCTATAAATGTCTTCTGGGGCCAGCTTGGCATAACCTAACGTGGTCTCGATGTTAGAATGGCCCATCCATTGCTTCACCCGCATGATGTCAGCACCCCTCTGGACTAGCCTAGAGGCACAGGTGTGGCGGAATGTATATACAACGATATCCTTTAAGCCTCTGCGCTGGGCGGCGGCTACAACGGCATCCTTGAATGCAGTGTATGAGATACCATCAAAGGGTCGCTGGTGTCCTTCCTCGCGTGACCACTCCAGAGCCTCAAGGGCGCGTGGTGTCAGCGGCAAGGTGCGTGGTGTGTTGGTCTTGGTCTTCCACAGGGTGATCAGGGTACGCCCGTCCTTGCTCTTGGATACGTCAGCCCACTCGAAGGGCTTGGCGACCACCGCTTGGGTCGTGGAGACTTCTGAGGGTCTCACACCTGTGTCGATCATGAACTCCGCAAGCATCCGATAGTCTAGGATATTGAGTTCGTCTAAAAGGGCTGTTTCTTCATCATCTGTGAGATAACGGATGCGGCTGCTTCCCGCGCGGAACGAGGGCCACTCGATGTTGTTGCTTAGATGGATGTCGCCCATCTTATGACTGTGTTTGAGCAGAGTCTTCACACGGGTCAGGTTGATCCTGATCGTGGTGTCCCCTACCCCTTCCATCTTACGCTTTTCAACGAAACGTATAACATCCTTTGTCGTAAGTTTTAGAGGGTCGGAAGGAAGCAAACGCTCCGCGTGGCGAATGTCTGTCTCGATCATCTTGCGCCTCTGGTTAGGCCACAGGTAAGCGTGGTATCTGTCAGCCAGAGAGCGAAGGGTAACAGTTCCCATATCGCAACCATCAGGCACAGGTAGGCCAGCTTTGATCGCTGCCCTAGCCTTCCCTTCCCAGAACTCAGCGGCCTCTAAGGTGTCAAAGGTTACGCGATGGTATTTACCGCCGTTGGGTTCTTTCACCCGCGCTTGAAACTTACTCCCTCGCTGCGCAACGCTCATTCTAATACCTCGCTAAGTTTTTCCATAAACTCCAAACCCTTGCGATTGTACTGGACAATGTTCGCACGGCGGTTCATGGGGTCTTGAATCATCTCCAACATGTTCTGCCCTTTTTCGCGTGGTGTCTTGTGTTCACACCAGTAAAGGGTCGCACGTGATGCGGTTGCACCTGACATATTAAGACGCTCTTCAACGATAGACCTATTCCCGCTGTTGTTCTCCACATTGTGGTAGTAAAGCATGGTAAGCATAGAGGGTAGCGACATCGTTGGATCGATCTTTTTGAACTCTTCGAGTGCAGCGATCAATTTGCGAATGTTGTTATTGTTTCTAGACATGATGTGTTCCCAGATTGACTAAACAACCCCTAACGTAACTACGATTTGAATTCAAGATTTAAAGAGAATAGTGCAGATAGGTGTCCGTCGATCTCTTTATTCTGTTCTTGCTCCACGTGGGCCAGTAGTTCGTGTAGGATTGCATCAAACTCCTCTTTTGTTTGTATCTGTTTTGGTTGACAAGGAAGGGGCAAGCCCGTGACTGTATATTCCTCATTGGTTAGCTGTTGTTGAACTGTGGTTAGTATCATGTGAAATAGTGTTTCACTTATCATTTTTATTTACTCCTGTAATGCGTTAACATCCCCGCCTCTAGAAATACCACAATTAAGTTCGTGGTGAGACTGCCAAAAGTTGTGCATTACTGATCTTGTTGTTCTAGTAGAAATTTTAACGCTACAGCGGCGGGTGTGATCCCTGTTTGATAGCTAACGTCAACCATTTCTCTTGCGTATTGCATTTGAAGTTTTACAAGCATTTCAGTCGCTTGAATGTATCTATGGCCTTTTTTTGATCTATCGACAGTGATCCACCCTGCATCTAAGCATTCACGATAGATCACATCGGCGGCATTGCGTGAGATACCAAGTAGCCTGGCACACTGAGAAACAAGAATAGGTTTTTCTTCAAATGCCGCTGTCGTCGCCAAATTCAGAAAATAACGCCTGTTCTGCGTGGACAACGCGTAGGTTATTAATTTCTGTTCCTCGGGTGTAACCTCTGTGGATATCTGTGTGATCTGGTAACGCTCGTATTCTAACAGAGCGATCCCATATAGGCGCAACGCCTCTTGTGTAGCCTTAGTCATCAGCATGATATAGACCTATTTCCTCAATTATCCAATAGATGACCACTAGAATGATAATTGTTAACCACGGATTAGAGGCCACGAAGGGTATGACTGTATTAGAAATGAACGACATGAGATTCCCCCTTTGCAATGAGTCGATAGGCTTCGATGATCCGGTCAGACACCACATCAAATTCGGGATCATCAAATTCTAAATGATCTAAATCGGCCTTTTGTTGGTTGATAAAGGTGTCGATAGGGGTGACGCGTGGGTCGCTGATTGGTTCGCCGCTGTCGTTGACCCATTGCTCTTTTGTTATGTCATATGTTGGCATTAGTTCACCCGATCTGTGAAGAATTTAAACATGAATTCAGTGATGAATTTTTGCGCCTCTTCTTGCGTTTTAAATTCAATCTGAAAATCGGCGTTGTAGGTTCGATTCAACACGACATAAGTCCCGTTGTTTTCGTGAAATAAACATAGATGTGGCATTTTATTCACCCTCAAACACTTCAACGCTTGTGTCGTCGTCGTCGTGGTTAGTCCCACGGTGTTGACCTGCGTCATGTTTCAAAACTAATTCTTTTGCTTGTTCTGGTGTGTCAGCGACTACGGTGTAGGTATCGCTACACATATAATTGCGTATGATCGTGTAGGTTTTCATTGTTTAATCCTTTCTAGTGTTTTGAGTGATGACCCCGACAGAACAAACAGTTTTCCATCGGTGTCGCGCATGAATACGGAAACGTCAGTTCCTTGGCCCTCATAGCGGCCCTCTATTGTCCCTTGGCGTGGTATTCCCAAGGTGCATTTGAAATTGTGTGTTGGTGTCTCGGTCATTAAAAAACCCCCTCTAATAAGGGCAGCATCCAGAGCCCCCCGAATAACATTGCAAATAGCGACAACGCGCCGATTAAGTCAGTGATAAAATCCCACATAGGTTTTGTTCCTTTAGCGTAATGATTGGTTTGCAAAGTGTGATGCACCCGCGCCATGCGCAACGATAGCGATTGACTTGGCGGCAATGGATGATCCGACACATAGCTTGCAATCGACACACGACACACGTTGACCCGCCTCTTTACTCGCAGGGCATATTATTTCTTTGCCGCGTACTAGATCATTCTGTGATGCTACTACACGGAATGTACGTTCACCACGTGACCACGCCGCAATCGCTTGATCAGCATTGTCCGCGCTTGTCATATACATATCGGGACGGGTGTCAGCGGTAGCGCAATCTGATTGGTGAC